TGAGATAGTCTCACTAGCCATTGTATTCCCATTATATGAGCCAACACCATAACCATTAGTTGTATCATCTGGGGTTAATGCATTAAATACAGTATCCTCAAGGCATTGTATTGCTACAAATGTTCCTGTATGTACTGCTTGGTCACTTATAAATTTTGCTCCTGCTTGACCCATTGAGGCATTTTGAGCCTCTACTACTGTGTATTTATGTAAACTTGATGCCATGTTTATTCTCCTTGTGAGTTATGCTTTAAGCTCTTGACAGAGCATGAGTGCATTATTTTAATTCCTTGTCAATCTTAATCATAATATGTATAAATGTTGCAACTAAAATTCCAAGTCTAACTATATCAGGTAATGCAGTCCATAAGCTCAATGCTATTGCACCACCTCCCTGACCTACTGTAATGAGCGAATCTTTAAGACTCTCCATCATCAGCCTTCAATTGATTTAATACTTCCAAAGCACCTTCTGCTTTGAGAGTCATTGTTCTAAAATATTCAGCCTTTTCACGATAATCCTTCAATTGTGTTGTCAATGCTTCAATTGATGATTCAACTGTGGGCTTCTCTGTTTCTTTCTTCAATTCTTTGTATTTTATATCTTTTTTAGACATTTAAGTCTCCTATGTATTTGCTATGATATCATTCCAGTCCTGCAACATTAATATGCCTCCGCTCATTTGCACATTAGTAACAGTTCCTGATGAAAGGGTATATTCTAATGTAAGTCCCCATATTTCATTTTTTTCAATAACCCAGTCTGATGGAGTTTGTACTACTCTTGTATCAGCATTTAAAGTAGATGAATTATATATTGTAGCTACAGTCCCAACTGTGCCCCATTGAGCTTTATCATCTAAATCCCCACTTCCATCATATTTTTTTAATCTTATCTCAATAGAAGTTACATTAGCTTGTCCGTAATAGATATTTGTAGCAATTCTTTCTATTGCAAAATCACACATAGCTGTTTGTACTAAGCTAGATATTGGTTCAATCCCAAGGGTGACAGTTGAAAAATCAAACGGGTTACCGCCAACAGGCATATAGTATTCAGTACCACTAGATAAAGCACTAGAAGCAGCCAGATTATAAGCAAAGAAAGTTTCAGGCTTGTATGTCTTTGCAACAACTTTGCCTGGTATAGTTACCACTCCCGCTTTAGTAATATTCATTAAATCATAACTAGCACTTGCCGATGGAGTAACAGTATCATTAGTCGCAGCATAAGACAATTTGAATGTATCAGAACTACCATCAACACCTAAAGACCATCGCTCATCAGGGTCGTCTTCGATTGAGTGAATAAATGAGCAATATACATCGGCATTATTACTATTTGTAACCACCCCGACAGCAGCATCACTATCATCATCCGAAGACGTATTCCATGCAAGTATTGAAACCGCTCCCCCTGAATTTGAGTACATTGATGATAGATTAGCCGTTACAGTGGTAGCATCACTTATATTTAAAGTACCAGTCCAGTTAGACCCTGTTACATTGCCTGTTAAATTCCCAGTTACATTCCCAGTTACATTCCCAGTTACGCCTCCACTCAATGTAGTAGCTCCTGTAACAGTAAGATTCTCTCCAATAGTAACCTCAGATGTTGTATGCCCAATTGTGATTGCAATACCACTTGATTCTGTAGCAAGTTTTAACGCCCCTGTTGAATTTGTTATATATGAATTAGACCCATCATGATATAATTGTAAATCATCCCCAGTTCCTAATTTTATATTAGCACTATCAGGCATATCAATATGTGTAGTAGGACTTATAACTCCTGTCACAGCAAGAGTACCACTCAATGTAGCATTATTTAATGCTGTTGAAGTTGTTTCACTTGCTTTTGTATTGTCATCTGGTGACCAACTTGTTACTGTTGAACTCATTTATATATTCTCCTATAACCTTGGCACAGATAATTGCCGTACACCTGATTTACGTGATGGATATTGTTTAATAGATTTTTCATACATTTGTCTAAAATATTGAGCTTTTTGCATATCTCCTTGGTCTTCATATAATCTTGCTTTTACATAACATAATAATGCATTTTGCATTCCAGTATCAAGTCCATGTGCATCATCAAAATCATCATCCAAATGATTTGTTGTTACAGTTTCATATTTTGAATGATATGTTATTCTTAAACCATTTGATACATCAGCATCTTGATATGAATCATAAGGTTCTTTTGTTTGCTCTGCAGTTGTTGATGTTGTATCAAGGCATAATATTGCAACACGCTTATCATCATTATACCATGCAAAATAATCATTTGGATATGTTCTTTTTGCCATATTACTCCTAACTACTTGTTAATACATCATCAGTTATATCAGTATCCTCACGTAATAATCTATGTGAATCTGCCAATTTTGGTATCATTACATAGCGACTATTTGTATCCAATACTTCTACTTTTGTAATATCAATAACTTGCTCGTCAAGTGTATACCATCTTTTATTCTTTTCTAAGGCTGTTACTGCCGATACAGTATATTCTTTTTTCTTTGAAGCTATATCAAGCAAGCCATCATTTATTAAACGAACCATATAACCTTCAGGTTGACGACCCATTAAATGCTCAACTTGTTGAATTAATTCTTTTACTTTCATCCTTGTTGCCCTCCCTTAAGAGTTGCAAGCCCTTGTACATAATCTTGTTTTAATGTTGCAAGTTGTGGGGCATATACTTCTTGGTCTTCCTCTGATAGCATCATATATTCAGTTGCCTTGATTGCTGCATATAATACTACAAAATGTTCAGCTTCATCTGGAAAGTTTGGAATAATTATATTATCATAAGTTACTGTTGGATATCCAATATGATACACTCTTGCAGTTTGTGTTGCTTCAGGAGTAGGATATACATTCAATATTGCAGCATCACTTGTACTTTGAATCCAATAAACAGGGTCAGTAACTGTTCCATAATAGAGTAAATTTGATGAATCTGATGTTAGCCCTGCATGTATTGATGGCACTTCTCTACACGAAACCCTATATCCTCCAGAATTAGCAGAAAGACGTGAAACATATAAAATCTTTCCAACTCCATCTAAATCCATAGTTGGAGAAGAATTATTTAATGTAGTTTCCGTCATACATTTTTCTTTTAGATTAGAAGGAAGTTGATTTATTATTTCCTTTGCTCCTTCAGTAAGCCATTGATTAGCATGAGCCCTATATGTTTCTCCAGTAGAAATGTCAACATTATAATCTGCATTAAATCCACTTAAGGCACTTATTTCTGCTCCAAAATCCCAAGCCATCTACCACTCACCTCCCATGCCTTCAACAGATTCTTGCATTGACTGTTGTGAAAATTCAACTTGTGTTTGACCAGACCAAGTGGTACGCATATTTACATGATTGCTTGTTTTGAAGGGCTTATTGCCAAAAACATATCCACATTCACAGGTCATGTCTTCACCTTCTTCAACTTTTCCTCCACAATTACAAAAGTACGTTCTTGCCATTTTTCTTCCCCTTGGTTTTCTTTTTATACTTCTTGGACTCTTTTTTCTTTTCGTATTCGTTACGCTTATGTCCCATTACAAAATATTATATTATCTCACTTCTATCTCTTGCATCAGTCATTGGTAAATCACCGTGCTCGTTAATATATTCAATCATTGATAATGTTGCTGGGTTTACAGAGTCTTTCTTTATGATGAACTCTCCGCCTTCAGCTTCAATCGGTATCCCACCTTGAGCATGAGAACCACCCTCAAGAGCACCACCCATTGGATATTTTTTAAAATTTTTATTTCCAAACATATATTCTCCTTTTTAATAAGGGATTTGGGAGAGACCCTTTATACGACCTCTCCCCAGTTCCCAATTACTGTTATCCGTTAGGATTATTACGATATAGTAATATGTGCAACATCATGTGCTGTAGCTCTTGTAAGGAAATATGTACCATCACAAAAGATTTCAACACAATCGCCAAGTTGAGCACCACTTATAAATACTATTTCATCAACGGCTGTTGAGTCTGTAGAAGAACCAGCTCCTCCATCCCCACCAGAAGTATATCCAACTATAGTATCTTCAGCTGTGTTATTAGCTATTGTTACCGCATATGCTGCAACAGTAGTCAATATGAACTTAACATTCCATCCTTGGTCAACTGCACTAACTAGAGGTAGAGTAATCTCATATGCACTAGCTTGATTTATTCCAAACACTTTTCCAGAATCATTAGAATCTAATGTTCTTGCTGCTGAAATAACCTCAAACTTAGCGTTAAGACCTCTATCGCTGGCACTACTATTATTATTTAGAAAATCACTTCTCATTATAATGCCTCCTCAAAGTTAAACAACGCATGTGTTTCTGGAAGAGAAATTTCAAGACCTGCTTCTGTTAAAATCAAGTCTTTACGTAAATCTTCATCAGCTTGTTGCACATTCGTTGTAATTGAAGTGTCTCGATTAACACCATTACCGACAAGAGGACGATATGATACATGGTCTAAATCAACCATACACATATACTCACCAAACATTCCTCTAAACAATGGCTCACGAACAAGAGATAAATCACCATGAACAGTTTCAACCTTCATAATCTTATGCCCAAATGAGCCACTACTAGATTGGAAATTATATCTTGATGACTGTGTTGATGAACCTGGGATAGAATCGCCAATAAAGCCAGCTCCATCTCCAAGTTTATTGAACAATGAAATAACAGGCAATGAGCATAATGCTAATTTACTTGTATTTCCACCTCTTGCTGGGTCAAACACTACTTCGAAATCTTTTAAAAGATTATCATAAGTCAATGAGCCAGCACCAACTGATTTCATATAAGAATATCCTTCATTATATGAAAGTTGAGTACCATCAGCAGCATAATTAGTTTGACCATTTTGGACAATATGTCCTGTAATGCCTTCTGTATAGTTTACACCACCAGAAGATGCACGTTGACCAAATAACATTGCACGTTCAATATCAACTTTATGTTCACGTAATTTAAGATTCCAAATACGTTGCCATTCATCAGCATACCCTTTATAAACAGTTGCACGAGCAGTATTGCTCATTTCACAAGCTGTCTTAAAAATTTGGGTATAACCATAATCGTGGTCAAGTTCTTGAGACCATACATCTGGTGAACCAGAACCTTCTTTATATGCTGTTCCAATAACTGTTGCCTTAGCTGAAGCTCCTGGGTCAGCATCTGTACCTGGGTTAGTTAACCATTTAATATCAATGGATGTTGATGAATTAACTGCTGTGATTACTGCATTTGCATGATTAATTCCATTATCATCAGTTCCAACTATAGACTCAACAGATATAACCATTCCTTTGATAAGCCAAGATTGAGCTGCTGATAAAGTTGCTGAAACTGTAGCACCTTCACTTACTACTGCAAGGTTTGTACTAATCACAAAACTTCTGTCAGTATAAGCCATCTTGGTTCGGTCTTCTAGGAATCGAAATTGAGGGTCTGTTGTTGGCACTTTTCCTACTTTTGATAAGTATGTAAAAAATGGGGACTCTTCTGGGGTTAGGTCAGCGATTCTATCGCTAAAATCATATAATCGTCTTGTACCTTGAGATAAGCTTAAAGCTGTTCCCGACCCAGGAGTTGCGACATTTACTACACCACTATTGTAATTTGCCATTACATTTCTCCTTTATTTATTTTAAAACATTTGAACGTCCCCCAGCATTAACAATTGAATCCCACATTGCATCAGCATCAGACTTTGGCATTTGAGGCTTTTCACCTTGCAAAATACCACCGACTTGCTGAGGTTGACTTTGTACATTACGTACTTGGTCAAGTGGACTTCCTTGTTCTTCTCTTGCTGGAGCACCTTGAACAGCTTGCCACATTTTGATTACGTTATCCAATCCATACTCAGATGGGTGTTTGTCTGCAAAATCAAAAAACGATTGAACTTGTTCATCATTCATTCCTTTTGCTTTAAGTTGAGCATTTAAATTAGCTCTTCCACTTTCTTGACGAATACCTTGAGTAGCTTCTTGAACTGCACCATTAACGGTTTGCTGCATTTCTTGCATCCTAAATTTATAAGATGCAGATGTCGGGTCATTATAGGCTTCCCATGGGTCAAACTCATCAGGCTTAAGAGCAACTTGTGGAGTAGCATCTGGTTGACCGTTCACTGCGCCTTTGAGTTGCTCAATGACGTCAGGTCGTGATTCCAAGAATTTGCCAACTTCTTCATATTGCTTTAGTGTCTGATTTTCACTATAGAGCTTATCCTTCTCAGATTGAAAAAACTTTGCTTGTTGTTCCCAATCGACAGGAGTCTCCTCGTGTGCTTGTCCTTCATCTTGCCCTACAAATTCTTCGGCTTGACCAAGTTCATCTTGTACCTGATTTCCTAATTCATTTGCGTCCATTTTACTTATCTCCTTATTTACTATCTCTCTTACCCTTTTGAGTCTGACTACGTTTCTCTGCCTCTGTGGCTAAACGTAATTTCTCGGATTCGAGTTTAACAGCGTTTGAAAGTCTTCCGACTTGTAATTTTTGGTCTGCTTTGCTTGATGACTCTGTTTCTTTAAGTCGTCCCTTAAACTTCTCGACCTCAGCAGCTTTACGGAGATGTACTGCTTCTCGGTCTCTAGTTTGTAAGTCACCAGATAATTTTTTAATTTGCTTTTGAGCACCTTCTAATTGTTGTTGTAATTGTGCAATCATATCAGTTCTTTGTAATACACCTGCTTTATCAAAGATATCGGTCTTCTTGAGTGCTTCAACTTTATCAATCAACCCTGCTTGATATGCTTCCATATAAATATTCCATTCACCCCATTTATTTGATGGCATAGTAGAATTACCAATAACACGAATATCAAATTGACCAACGGATACATCATTTTCAATTGATTGAAGTTCCATAGTCTTATCATCATATAATCGTTTATTGATTGTATATTCGTTCAAATCATTATTGGGTTGTACAATTCTAAATGTTTTCTTGAAATTATAATGCGATTTGGCAAGATTGTATATAACTCGTCCAAGTCTTTTCAATGAACCCTCAATATCACGTAATTTAGATTTTGAACGCCTTTGTCCGAAATCTTCAAGCATCATTGTTGCTGATGATGTTTTTGGAGCTACTTCAGTATTTCCTTGCATCATCTCGAATATACCCATATTTAA